GTGCCCAATCCGCGCCCGGTCGCCGATCACGCCTATAAGCGCGCACTCATGGCAGCAGGGCAGCGGGAACGGCTGATGCTGCGCCTCTCGGCAGAACTCGGGCTGCGCCGTGCCGAGGTAGCGCAGATACACCGTGACGATATTGTCGATGACCTCGGCGGCTGGTCGCTGATCGTGCATGGCAAGGGTGCCAAGGATCGCACGGTGCCGATGCCGGCAGGCTTGGCCGTCGAGCTGCGCGAGGCGTGCCGGCACGGTTTCGCATTCCCCGGCGACGATGCCGGCCACCTATCGCCGAGGTGGGTCGGCAAGCTCATCACCGGACTGCTGCCCGATGGTGTCACGATGCACGCGCTGAGACACCGGTTCGCCTCGAGAGCATGGCGTGAGGGCATCGACGTGTTCGTGATCCAATCACTGCTAGGCCACGCCTCGCCGGAGACTACCCGCCGATATGTCGCGGTCCCCCAGACTGCCGAGCGCGCAGCCATTGATCGGCTGAGCGCAGCCTAGCCTCGAGACGATGCCGGCCCCGCCCAATTGGGCGGGGCCGTTGTCGCGCCGGCTCACCTGAACATCACAATTCGGTTACGGTATGCAACGCATATCAGATTGAAATGAACTAGGCAACCGTGGATAATGTCGGGCTAGTGTTTCGGCCCGTCATCGTTGGGTCGGCGTGCGGGGTCGCGGACGATCCACGCGCCGATCGCGGCGGCGATCACGCCGAGCGCAGCCGAGACGGTCGGCGGTATCTCGAGGTCGGGCCAGATCGCACCGGCGGCGAACACGAGCAGCGTAGCGACCGCACCGGAGACGGTGCCGGTCTGCACTGTTTTCGAGGGTGCCCTCATAGTCGTTCATTCTCCTTTTCGATCGCCCCGATTCGGGCGTTGAGTTCGGCAAACCGATGGTCGGACAGATCGACGTGAGTCGTGATGAGCATTCGCACGCCGGCGAGCTGCCGAGATATGTCGGTGAGTCCTTTGTTCTGATCGTTGCTCGAGCTGCGCACCTCGGCGCGGGACCGGTGAACCTCGCGGCGAATGTCGTTGAGACAGCCGGCGATCTTCACAGCGGCGACACCGACCGCCGAGGCGAGTAGGCCGAGACCGGTCACGATCGCTGTTGCGGTCGATATGGGGTCAGCGGTCGATGCCTCGGCGATCATGTCACCGGCTCACTAAACGCTTCGTTCCATGTGTCCGCACCGAGCAGACCATCGGCGGCGAGTCCCTGCACCTCTTGGAACTTACGAATGAGCGCGGCGTATTCGTCGCCGTAGTGCCCATCGTTGCCGTAGGTGCCGAGCCATGTCTCGCCCTTGCCGACAGACCAGCCGCGGCGCGCGAGCTGCCGAGCGAACTCTTTGAGCCACCAGTAATCCGGCCGGCCCTTGAAGCTGCGCCCGTACTTGCCGGAGACACTGTTATCGCCCCAATCGGCAGGGCCGAAGTACATCCCATTACCGAGCGGGAAGTCATGGCCGGGGCCGGGAACGTCACCCTTGGACGGCGACTCTTTCGGCGGGTCCGCCGGCACCGGTTCGCGCTTATCGTCACCGTTCTTCCGCCGGCGGTGCTCGGCGTTCACATCGTCCACGAGTTCGCCGATCCGGTCGCGGTAGCGGCCAGGGCACGCGGTGTTCTTCCAGTCCGAATGCTTGTAATACTTGAGCGATCCGAGCTGTTCCTCGAGGTCGGCGCAGCGTTCCACGAGAGTGTCCCAATCGGCCTCGCTCATCTCGGGCCGGCACTCGAGGCCCATCGTCGCACCGTTGCCGGCGGTGCTGCCGGCGTGCCAAGTGGCGACCTCGGGCGGGGCGAGCACGGTCACGCGGCCTGCGCTGATGACCTCATGAGCAGAGCTGCCGGTGTTGCCGGTGGCACCGGTGAGCCAAGACACGACGTTATCGTGCTTTTGCCCGTCCGATCCCCAATGGTGGATGGTCAAGCCGTCCGGGTGCTTGCCGTGCCCGTAGTGGGCGCGAGTGGACCGGTTGCGGGTGCGTTTCTTCTCGAGCTTGTAATCGGGCATGGTGTCTCCTTAGATCGTTTGGAAACGGGCAGAGCGGATATGAACATGACGGCCAGATACGCGGCGGATCGAGATTGGCACCGACGAGGCATTGAGCGGGACGATCACCGGCACGCGCATTTCCTGCCAATCGACGGGGGCCACGTCGTGCGTGACGGTGCGTGTCGTGTCTCCGATAGTGACCTCGACAGTGAGTGACGATGTAGTGTCTCGGCCTCGGTATTCCACGACGAGCTCTCTCGGCGATCCTTTTGCCCACTCTCGGCCAGTGAGGCTCACTGACTGCGTGAGGTATGCCGAGGATGAACCGGAGGTCACTGCGCCGTCTTCGTCAACGCTGAATCCCGGATCGGACCCCCACGCCTCGGTCCCCCGGCTGAACTCGGAGTCATAGACCAGATCGTGACGATACTGTGAGCCGGCATCCGCGACGGACAGACCGCCCATTGTCAGCACCTCGAGGTCGCCGGCGGCGCGGCGCGCTGCGATGTGCTCGAGAATGGCGACGTAATCGGCTGCACTCATCTTGCCCGATAGATCGAGCTGCGAGGGGTGTAGGAACAGGATGATGCCGGCCCCGTTGACCACTGCCCGATCGACTGCTGCCTTGACGGTGTTCGCACTGAGAGAGTCGATGGAATACTGCATGGATAGGATCGGCTGGTCTCCGTGGATCGGCTGATCGGTGCCGGCGATGTGGGACGATGACACCGCGTGATTGCCGAGGATGAGGCGACCGGCCTCGGTGTTCCAATGATCGACGGTCTGCCCTGCACTGAATCCGCCGTAGTCGCCGGAGGGCACACCGGGGATGACAAACCCCTCGATCGGGATATTCGGCAGCTTGGCTTGCAAGTCAATTCGGCCTTGCTCGATTTCGCGTGTTAGTGCTGCGAGCGTTTCGGCCCCGCCGTGTGTCTGTCCGTGGTTCCACACCTCGACACCGTTCTCGATCGCATAAGACTCGAGGTTCGCCGGGGTGACACCGTTGGACTCGGCAATGATCCATCGGTTATCGGCTGAGTTCATCGCCATGCTGCCGGGCAGGCCGAGGCGGGTAAGGTGCGGCATGATCTTGTCTCGGAAATTGACGAGGCCGTGATCCCAGCGCAGCGCAACAACCGGTTTGCCAGCGGTGCCGATGCGACCGCCTCGGCGACGCTTGAACTCGGCGCGGCGAACAGTGTGCATCTGTCCGAGGTCGGTGCCCGTCGCGGCGGGGTTGCCGTCGGCAGCTTCTCCGGTGATCTTGCGCCAGTCCACCCATGCACCGGAGACGTTCGCGGTCTGCGTGACCCAATGGTGATCGCGGTTATGCGGGAAGAATTCGACGTAGGACACCGGAGAACCGAGATTCTCGGCGACGTTGATAACACCCGGTGTCACCTCGGGCATATTCTGCATTGCGTCTGCGGTCGGCTGATTCGGGATGGTGTAGCTCCCAGCCGGCAGGGTGAGCAGGTCATCATAGCCGGCGGCGAGCAGATCGTTACCGATTATCGTGTGCGCGCCGATGCGATCGAATTGCGCGGCGGTCGCCTGCGCGTTTGTGGTGATTGCGTTATCGCCGTTGGAAATGAGGTCTGTTCCGGTCGGTGTGACCATTCCATAATCGGCAGCGGTAGACATTATCTGTTCTCCTAATTAGTTCCAAGGGCCGGCGGCAGCGGTCCAAGTGATTTCGGCAGCGTCCCAGACGATCGGCTGCGGGGTCGGTAGTTCGTCGTCGCCGAGGCCGACGACATAACGGGCATGGAACAGATCGAGGGTGATCTGCCATGAGTCGGGGGTGATCTTCTCGGTGATCTGATTGGCGAAATAGGGGCCGCGCACGGCGAGCGGCCAGTCTGCGCCGAGGTGGACGGGTGCGCCCTCCTCGAGCCGTAGAGCCTCGGTGACGGTGCGCTTAGCTGAGTCCGTGCCGATACGCCAGAGCGCGCCGAGGTCAATCGTCACCGACTCGACACCCTGCCTTGACCAATTCGTATAGGCGTTGATCGAGCGCATGAGGGCATTACGCGAGGTGTGAGGGTCGGCTGAAACGATGTGCTCAAGGTCGATCAATTCGCCGCGCAACGCGATCGGGGTCAGCGCGTCGGATATGGGCCATTCCTGCGTATAGCCGACACCGCCGGAGGTGGTATAGCGCACCGAATACTGTGTGGTTGCAGACTCGGCAGGGGCGGACCACTTAGCCGGCGAGAGTGTATGAGCGCGCAGCAGAGTCCACACCGGGCCGGGCGCGTTCACCTCTTTCAGGCGCGCTACATTCGACACCACTTTCAGGTTGCCGTCGCGTTCATGCTGAATGAGTGTGTGCAGTTGGTCGGCGTACTTGTCGATCACGTCGGCAGCGTTGAGGTTGTCATCGCGTGCAGCCATTGAGTCGAAGTCATTTAGATCGGAATAGCTGACTGAGTACATATCTTCTAAGTCGGGGTGTCTGAGCGCGGTCACGACTGCTGAGGCGGTCTTTCCAAACGGGCTGTTCGTGCGCTCAGCTCGAGAGAGCAATGAGGACCACGATGCAGCGGTTAGAGTCGTGTACCACTTGCCCGAGGATTCTCCACGTCGCCAGCTAATATCGTTCGTTTCAGACAATGCTTTGCGGCCTTTGAACCGGCGTAGCACCGTCGCGCCGTGGTGCGGGGTCGAGGCGGCGATCGCCGAGGCGAGATAGTTAACGAGGTTGCACTCGAGGGCGGTATCGCGGGGAATGCTCACAGCACCAACTAAACCAACTTCAAGTGTCGAGGGAGTGAACGACGGGTGCGGTGACGAGTTGCCTCGCGTAATCGTTATAGAAGTGATTTCGTCATCGGTGAAAGTACGATCGCCGGCGACGATTTCGAACATTCCCCGGAATGGCTTGAACGATCGGTAGATTGAGGATATGCGCGCGTCGGTCATGCGGTGCCCATCACAATGTCATAGCGATCGAGCAGCCGGCGCAGCTCACGAGCGACGGCGAGCGGATCGGTGACGATGCCGTTAAAGTTCACCTCGATAGTCGAGCCGGCCCCGCCGACTCGGTTAGCAGCAGCCGGCGCAGCAGCGCGCATAGACGGCAGATCATACGCGCCGGTGATCGTGCCGGCGGTGGCGACCTTATTCGCCGCGCTGCGCACCTTAACGATTTCCTTTGTCATCGCGCCGGCGAAGTCTCGAACGAGTGCTTTACCCGAATGAGTCGTGTATCCGCTGCCGGAGAACGGGCCGCGCTTGGCCGGCGAGAACGGGAAGAAGTCGCGGACTCTTTGCACCGCCGACTTGGCAGCGTTCACGGCTGCACTGATGCCGTTCTTGATGCCGTTAGTGAATCCTTTCATGAGGGCGAGGCCAGAGTTTTTCAGCAGCGACCCCAGATTGCCGAGGCCCGACTTAATGCGACCGGGCAAAGACTTCACGATATTAAGCACCGCATTGAACCCGGTAACGAAATACGTTTTGAATTTCTGCAGGGCACGCTGCACCGGCTGCGGCAGCATATTGAACACCGACGTAACTCGAGCCTTAATCAAATTGAGAACCGTCGTGAAAATTGATTTCACTAAAGTGAGTCCGCCCTTTACTACGGCTTTCACCAAATTGATCGCGCCGGTGACTACCGTTTTCACGCCCTCCCACGCCATAGTCCAATCGCCGGTCAGGACACCGACAACGATCTGAATAATGCCGACGATCATCTGAATGGCGGGGCCGAGGATCGAGGTCAGCACCGAGACAACGGTGGTCAGCAGCGGGGCGATCGCTTGAATGACGGGGACGAGCTGCCCGACGAGTAGCGGGATGAGCGGGGCGACGGCACCGACCACGGCGACGAACCCCTGCACAAGCACCATGAGCAGCGGACCGATCTGCGCGAGGATCGGGGCGAGGGCAGAGACAAGGGTGGTCACTAGCGGCATGAGTGCCGTGAACAGTGACGAGATGATCGGGACGAGGCCGGAGAACAGAGCGACCAGCGGCGGCAGCAGGGCCGAGACGAGTTGCATAATCACCGGCATGAGTGCGCCGGCGAGCTGCGCGACGAACGGGGCGACTACGGCGAGTAGCTGCCCGATGATCGGGGCGAGCTGCACCATGACACCGGCGAACATCTGCACGGCGGTGACGAGTATCCCGCCGAGGACCGGGGCGAGCATCTGCACCGCCGGCAGCAGTGCGCCGGCGATCGCCTGCACGACGGGGCCGAGGGCAGCGGCCACACCGGAGATAGCAGGGCCGAGAGCACCGGCGAGAGCACCAATGAGCGGCGCAACGGCGGTGTAGGTGGTCTCGAATAGGCCGATCACCGAGCCGATCGCGGGACCGAGCGTTTCGAACACCGACGAGATAGTGCCCATGCTGGTCTGAAACAGTGATGCCGCTTGGCCGGACGAATTGAGCGTAGTCGCCCAACTCTCGAATTGGGTGCCGAGCACGGCGAGGCCGTCGCCGAGCAGCGGCAGCATGACTGAGCCGGCATCCATGAGCTGAAACAGTCCGTTGAGGAACGGGCCGAGGCCGGCCATAGCACCGGACCAGAACTCATTGAACTTGCCGAGCAGGTCGGGCAGCATCGGGCCGAGGGTCGCCTGCACTTGCTTAGCGGCCCCGCCGAGGCCGGACCCCATGATGCGGGAAGTCTCGGTGAGGCCGGCGGACAGGGCCGGCAGCAGACTGTTTACTAGGTCGCGGATCGGGGTAGCGGCCTCGGCCCAGAAGCTGCCCGACACGGATTTACCGAGGGCGGAGAACTTCGGGCCGAGGTCGCCGAGCTGCGTGCCAATGTCCATGAGTGGGACGATGAGCGCAGCGGCCCCGACCACGAGGGCACCGCCGAGCGCAGCACCGAGAGAGAGCAGCACGGGCAGCAGTGCCTTGATTGCAAGGGTGGACGCACCTACAGCGGTGCCGATGAGGGTGAACCCGCCGGCGAACTTCGTGAGTCCACCCATTCCGCCCTTGAGACGCTGCGCCGAGGCTTGCAGCAGTGACACGTCTTTCGAGGTGCCGCGCAGCGCGCGGCGCGCGTCCTTGCCGTCGCCGAGGATGCGAACAGAGAGAACCGCTGTCTTACCGGCCATTGTTCATTTCCTCTTCCCGTTGCTTATATATGTCCTCGATCGTGGCGAGGGTGGTGTCATCGAGTGAATGCAGGTAGTCCAGCGTGAGGCCGGTCTCTAGCATTACTTCGATGTAGAACCTTTCGAGTTCGCCGGCTTGGTAGGGTCCACGTCGATGACTTCCTGGTGAACCTCGATGAGCTTGCCGTCGAACGTCTTGAACGATTCGTCATGGTGGCCGGCGCGCTTCGTCGCTGCCCATGCGATGAAGCTCAGCAGCTCCATCGGGTGCGTTTCTTCGTTCCATCCGTTCTTGCGTGCCGTCGAGTTCGCGGCGATCCGGTCGGCGTGGATGATGCGTGTCTGCGGCAGGAAAGTGCCGTCATCGAATTCGACGGTGAGAAACTGTGTCTGAACGGCCATGATTTAGATTCCTTTGACTCGGCGGATGATTCCGTTAACGGTGTTGATGTACTCGGGCAACCATGTGCCCTCGGATGATTGCGCGCCGTCCGATAGGAACGGCTGCGGCTCGATCGGTCCCCCGTAGATTCCTTCGAGGGGTGCGGGGCGGGTCGGCCATCCCCAATGGATCGGGGCGGCGTAGGGCACCGACTTGCGACCGGCGCGGATGATGCCGGCGGTCTTTGTGCCCGATGCTCGGATGGTCGCGGCGAGTGCGCCGGAGAGCTTCGGGGCGAGTGCTGCCGAGGCACGCGCGGCGGTCTCGGCAGCAGCTCGGTTAGCGTCCTTGAGTTCGGTCACGCCCTCGCCGGCATCGTTGAGGCTGCGCCTCAGTTCTCGGGCACCGTAGACGCGAACACGAGGATTCTTGAACATCGGTCAGAGTTCGCCGGTGGCTGCGGAATATTCCGGGACACCGACACACTTGAACTCGAATTCCGAGGTGGTGCGCGTTTTCACGTCGCCGCCCATCGGGGTTGCCCGGATCGTGACTTTTCCGTCCGCCTGCAATGGCTGGTCTTTGCGGGGGCGGAACTTGAACGGCATTTCTTTGCCGCTGTTCTCCTTGCACCACAGCAGCAGAGACTCAGAATCATAGGACTGTAGGAACTCTCCTGAGAGAGTCCATGTCTCGGTGAGTTCGCCGGCGACCACTTCACCGGACAGAACCGGTACGTCATCTTCCTGGTCGAACTCGGGGGCGACAGTGCAAGTGGTGACACTTCCACCGAATTCTTGTGCGCTGCCGGTGTCGCCGAATGTGAGGATGCCGGGGCCGAGAGTGTGCGATGCAACCATGATTTTCTCCTATAGGTCGTAATTGCGGGTGAGGGTGAGAGAGAACGCGGGTAGTAGCGGTCCCTGCGCCGGCTGGAATGCTGCCGGCTCGAGTTCGGTCGCGCCCTCATGTTTGACGATCGGCACGGCCAGCTCGAGCGCGTCCTGCCACACGATGAGCGGGTCATCGCTGCCAGTGACGATGATGAGCCGATAGGTCGCGTCGGCTGCGAGGAACGTCGGGAACTCGAGAGTGGGGGCGGGAATGTAGATAACGGATCCACCGTTGGACACTGCCGACGATGCGGCGGCGTAGTCGATCGTGACGAGCAGAGACTCATCGGTGATGTAGCCGGCGATGTCCTCAGCGAGTTCTTCGGCTGCGTGTCTGTCCATTAGGCGATTCCGGGGGCGAGGTAGGGGCGGATGATCGGCCACGCGGCGGCGAGTGGATCGCGGTTGATCCGCACCGTTTCGCCGCCGTCTGCGGTGTCGAACGCGGTCACACCGTTACGGGCTTTCTTGCGGTGGAACAGGTCGGCACCGACCTCGAGCTGCGCACGCTCGAGCACCGATGCCGGCGGCTCGGCGGCGAGATATGGCTTGATGAGGGCGGGTGCCTCGATCGCGCACTCGGTGACGAATTGCCGGCTCGCCGTGTCCGTCGCGTTGACGAACGCGGCGAGCTGGTCAGCGGTGATCGACATTGGTCAGGCTCCACCCTCGGGCGGGGTCTCGGTGCCGTAGGCGAGGGGCAGCAGTCCACCGGGGAATGGGTCATACATGGCGGCGTATCCGTAGATCGAATACTGCTTCGTGAGGTTGATGATGTTTTCGTCCTGCAACTGCGCCGGCGCACCGGGCGACATGTCGAGCTGAATCGCTGCGGAGTCTTTGAACGTGCCGATGCCGGTCGTGTCCCAGATGACCTCGACGGGCACGCCGGCGAGGTTGCCGTGTCCCTTGGGAAGATTGAGTTCTCCGGTGGTGTTCACGCCCGATCCGTAGACGCTCATGAGGGGGCGACCGTCCGCAGCCTCAACTAGCGCGAGTTCCTTGAACTTGTCCGGGGACAGTGCGAGGCCGTCGAGAGAATAGCCGTTGGCGGCGTAGTAGTCGCCTGCGTCGATGATCGCGCCGAGGTAATCGGTGTAGTCCGGTGCGGTCGGCAGGGTGAGGGCATCGGCTGCGCGGTCGGCGAGGACGGTGCTCAGGTATTCCTTGAAACGCTTCTCAGCGTATTTCGCCCACTCGATGCCCATGACGCGCAGCACCTTGTCGAGGTAGTTGTGCTGCGATCGTTCGATGCGCTGCCGGCTGATTTCGGTCCAGCCGCCCCACGTCTCGATCTTGGCGTTATCGTCCTCGAGGATCACCTTGAACGGGCCGGCGAGGTCGGCACCCTCGGCGGTCTGCTTGTCAATGACCTTGGCACCGTCTGCCGGCTCGGGCTTCATGCGCACGAATTCGACGGTGTTACCGTCCGCCGGCAGGGTGCCACGAGTGAACATGTTGATGGTGGTCAGTCGAGCGTCGATCCACTTGATGAACTCACCGATGAAATTGTTGTGCAGCACATCGTCGGCCTCGGTGCCGCCGGCGTAGGCGCGGTGCAGCTCGGCTGCGGACTCATCGCCGGTGGCGATCGCCTTGAGGAAATGCCCCATGCTGCGGAACTGCGAGCCGGCGGGTGCTGCCGGCGGCTGCGTCTGAGTCTTGATGAGGTCGAGGGATCGCTCAAAATCTTCGAGCCGGTCGGTGATCGGCTCGAGTTCTGCGGTCAGGTTGTCGCGGGTGAGTGTGTCGGGCATGGCGGTTTCCTTTCGAGGGGTCGGTGCTTGCCGAACGTTTGAGATGGTGGCTTGGTCATAGGCGGGGAACGGGACGAGTGAGAACTCTCGAGCGCGCACCTTGGTCCACACGATGCGTTCCTCGGTCGTGCCCTCGGCCTCGACGCGGTATTCGATCGGGTCGAAACCGATCGACATTGAGGTGATGACCTCATCGCGTAGCAGCGTGTACGCCTCGGTTGCACGGTCGGTGGTCGAGAGCTTGCCGGTGATTTCGAAACCGCTGTCAGTGTCTCGAGCTGCCGTGACTCTGCCGATCGGCTCATCGTGTCGCCACAGGATGAGGGCGGTATCGCCGTTTTCGATCGCGCCGGGGTCGAACGATTCGCGCCAGCCGAACAGGTCGATTTCCTGCCCGTATGGCACACCGATGCCGGTGAACTCTCGAGCCTCGGTGTCGGCAGTCGCGCGCACTTGGAACGTGCGGTGCTGCGTCTCGGTGAGGTCAGGCATTGACATTTGATTCCTCATTCGTGGTCGGGGCCGGTGTCGAGTTCGGAGTATCGCCGCCGTCGATCGGGGGCAGTCCCTCGAGGCCGCGCACTTCGTTCACGGTCATGAACCCGTTTTGCAGCGCGATCGCGTGCGCGTCATAGCGTGATTTCGTGTCAGTGCGCAGCAGTGTCTCGACGTTGAAACGCACGGTCTGCCCGTTCGGGGTGCAGCGGGTGAGTGCTTCCTCGATCGGTCTGAGATATCCCATGAGGGTGAACCGGACGAATGACAGCCACTCTTGCTCGACATTCGAGTACGTCTGAGAGTTGCCCTCGAGGGTGACGAGCATGAGCGATGAGGGCACGCCGAACAGTCGGGCGAGCTGCACGGTCGTGAAGTTCTGAGCCTCGAGCCACAGGGCATCTTTCGGCGAGAGCAGCACCGCCGAATAGTCGGTGTCAGCGTCGAGCACCTTGATGCCGGTCGGGTTATCGGCTTGCTCGATCGGTTCGCCCTCAGCGTCGAGGCCGTTCCATGCGTTGCGGATGCGGTGCGCGGTGTCAGGGTCGAGTTTGTTCTTTGACTTGAGGATGCCGGTCGGCTGTCCGGTGTCGGTGAACCAGCGGCCCATGTAGTCGTTCATGTCGATGCTCGAGCGCATGGATGACTGAGCGGCCTGCATCGGGCCGAGGCCGTAGTGCGATCCGGGCAGGGACGGCAGGAACTTGATGTGCTCCACCTCGGCATCGGTGTATCGGTCGCCGTCGTGCCAGTAGGTGAGCCGGCCAGTGTCGGGGTGTTCCTCGATGTGGACGGATCGCGGGTTAAGGATCGGCAGGTTAATCACCGACCCATCGGGGCCGCGCTGTTTGAACAGGTAGGCGTTTCCGGTGAACGCGAGGCACATCACCACGACGGCGAGCCATTCCGATCGGCTCATGTTGAGGTCGGGCCGGCGCACGATCGCAGCCGGTCGGCTGGTGACGGTGCCCTGCCGTTCGGCTGCGAGGCTGAGCTGCCCGGTCGAGGTCGTGAGGATCTGCACCGTGCGGAACACATCGCCGAGGGCGAGGGCGGAACGATCGGAGACATGCACGCGGGAGACGCTGCGCACCGGCGGAATGATGCCGGTGACTTCGCCGGCGGTGCGCATTTGGCGGACACCGGGCAGCAGGTCGAGGATGCGAGTCATGAGGTTCACGCCTCATACCCTCGGCGAGCTGCGAGCCGATCGGTGAGGCCAGGGTGCCTCGACGTGACCTATCGGCACCGCCGGCGACTAAAACACGCCGACACTCACGGCTTGAGGGTGCGCTGCCCGGTGGAGAGCGACCGAGCCGGCGATGAGGGCCGGCACCGGGCCGGCTGATTTGTCGCGGCTGATGGTCTGCACACCGTTCGTCGTGCGCAGCCGAGCCAGCGATACGGCATTGGCGAGCACGGTCGAGCCGTCATGGATGAGGGTGCGGTCATCGCGCGCCTTGGCGAGCAGCGATAGGTCGGCGATGCTGCGCTCGGCGATGTTGAGTGTCACCGGGTCGAGCTTGCCGGCGGTCACGAGTTCGTCGGTGATCCGCCGGACGGGTCCGCCGTCATCGGCTGCGATCATATCCTCGGGCACGCCGAGCTGTTCGGCGAGCTGCACGATCGCGTCGGGTAGCCACCATGAACCCGGTGCCTGCCGTAGCACGCGGATATGTGGCTGATCGTCGGCATCGTGCCACGCTGCCACGATCGCCGAGTAGGTGCCCTCGGTGCCGACCTCATAGCCGAGCGCGAGGGTGCCCGGTGCCGGCGGCTGCTGGTCGGTGTCCAGCGTGTCCCAATCGGGGATGATCGGCAGCTCGAGCTGCGAGGGCCGTTGGTTCATGTAGGCGCGTTTCCACTCGGCAGCAGAGACGCGAGTGTGCGAGTCGCGCAGCGTGTCGAGGGTGATCGTGTGGCCGAGGGCCGGATGCCATGACCAGTTCGCCTCATCGTCGGGATCGAGCGATTCCTCGAGGCTGCACTCGATATAGCAGGTACGCGGATTGACACCGGCGCGGCCTGCGTCCATCTTCGCGTTCATGAACTCGGATAGCTGCGTGCCCACGGTGCTAAACCACCACGTTTGAGTCCACGGAGCGAGGGTGGTCTGCGTCGCGGTGATGTTCCCCTCGAGAGCTTCGCCGGCCTCTCGGGTGAGTGACCAGAACTCATCCACGCCGGCCATGATTCCCTCATCGCCATGCAGCGCGGTCGGGGTCGGGGCGAACACGTCAACACTCGAGTTCGTCGGCAGCACCTCGAGCGATTCCTGGCCGGCGGCGAGGCGTTGCTTTCCGAACTCGGCGAGGGGCGACGTGACCCACAGCTCGAGAAAATCCTTGAACCTCTTACGTGCGTCCTTGCCGGTCTGCGCGGTGTAGAACACGTTAGTTCGCGGGTACTTCATGCACTTGTACAGCTGCACACCGGAAACGATCGTCGTTTTACCGGCACGCCTCGGCAGCACCACGACAACATCGGTGTAGCGGTAGCCTCGGTGATCGTACTCGGTCGCCACGTCGGCGATGTACTGCTGATGAGGCATCGGCGGCTTACCGAGAGCACGCTGCACAACGGCGATCTTCTTACCCTCGGTGCGGTAGTTCGGGTCACGACGAGGACCGTAACGCGGGGCTTGCACCGGATCGGCCCCGTAGGTGTCCGCGTACCACTGCGCGAACTCGGTGCGGTCAGTCATCGCCGGCGGTGCTCATGAGCTGCATGAACTCATCCCACTTTTGCTCATTGCCATGCTCGGGCTGCGGCAGCATCTCGAACACCTTTGCGAGTGCCTGCGTCACCTGCGCGTGACCGTAGGCTTTCGTGTTCCGGGGAAGATGATCGTAGTACTGCGCAGCCGATATTGCCAGTGCCTCGAGGTGCGCGTGCGCGTCGGTGATCCATCCACCTCGGCGCAGCGTCTCGATCGCCTGCCGGGTGCCCTTGAGCACCGGCCCCTCTCCCCCGACCTCGGGTGAGGTGGCCGGGTGCTGCGGTGGCTCGAGTCCGGGGATAGTGTTCTCGCCGTCATCGGTCATGATCGTGTCCTTTTCTGCGTTCGTCCTGGTCAGGTCCGGAATTTTTTGTGAGTGATTGGGAGAAAATCGGCAGGGGGGCGCGGGGTGGATATGGCCTCATCGACAGAAAAACGAGTCACCTCGGCGGCAGATCGAGCACGCGCAGCAGCCAATCCTCACCACCACCGATGACGAGCGATTGATCGAGGTCACGATCGCCGAGCGCAGAGTTACATCTGCGATGAGCTGGTCTCAAGTTCTCGACATCATCTGTTCCGCCTTTGCTTCGCGCCTTGATGTGCTGCAATGACTCTTGGCCTTTGCTGATCGGTCGCGCGCAGATGCAGCACTGCCAGCCGTGGACGAGCAGCGCGTTATCGAGCATCTGCCGACGATGAGCAGATGACTTGTCGAGGTAGCTGCCACGGCTCATCGGGTGCGCCCTACGTTCGTCGGCTCGGGTAGGCCGTGCTGCCGAGCGCGCAGCCACCGGGCGACCTGGGCGGGGTGGTATCTGACGGCCCTACCCATCTTGATATAGGGCGGTCCCTGCTGCTGGTATCTCATCTTCTTGAGGTAGTCGGTCGATGTGCTCAGCCACTCGGCGACCTCGGCAGGCTCGAGCAGGCGCACCGGCTTGTCATTGCTCACTGTCCGCTCCCCCACATGTAGGCGGCTGCGGCGATGATGCCAGTCAGCAGCATGGCACCGATGACAAGTAGATCGTGGTTCACTGGTCGGCCTCGATCCTGCCGGCGGCGATGTACGATGCCACGGCGACTAGTGCGTCTGGGTAGGTGTTCCCGGTCTGTGTATCGGTGCCGCCCTTGGACGTAGCACCGAGCGCACCCATGATTCCCTTGCCCTCGATCGGCTTGCCGGTCTGACTGTAGGACTGCTGATAGTCCGAGGGGGTGCCGAGGACTGAGGCAGCTACCTCGATCGCCTTAGCTCGACATTGGGCGTGAGTGTTCGTGAAGCGGGGCTGGTCTGTCATGTGCTCATCCGTTCTCTCAGGTTGTGTTCTATATGGCCGGCGGTGTGCGTGTGCGGGGCTTCCCCAAGCGGACGCTACGCGCAGCACCCGCGCCGGCTCCCTCTCCCCATAAGCGAATTTCACCACCGGGGCCACAATCTGCCGGTACAGGCAACACGTCTGGCCATGCCTCGCAATGAGGTCATGGCTTGGTTGCCTCGAGCCGGCAGATGATCGGTCTGCATTGGATCGAGATTCCGGGCTGAGGCCGGCACCGAGCACGCTAGTCTCTCGGGGTTACTCAGCGACTTGAGTTGTTGAGCCGGTCGTGTCAGTCGAAACACCGGCGCGCTGTTGGTGCTAGGCGGCGCAGCCTATGGAACTAAGGGTGATGGTCAGCGATCACCGCCGATCATCACCGGGGACGTTGCACGCGCTAATTGGGCGCGCTGGTCGGGGGTGAGTCCCCCAAACACGCCATAGCGGGAATAGGTGCCGATGCCGCGCTCGGCGTGCATCGCAACGGCGAGACACTGCTCGGCGATCGGGCAGCCGGCGCAGAGCGCGGCAGCAGCCTCGAGGCCGGCAGGTGAGTCTGCAAACCACTGGTCGGGGTGATGCCGATCGAAGTCACGGCAAGGGATCGCGCTCACTGGTCGCCGCCCTTGGCGATCGTGTAGTGCTTGGCGAAATAGGGACCGGGCAGGGCTGCGGTCGCCTTGCCCTCAGCGTCGATGAGGTAGACGGTCGCCGGCTCGGGGCGCGTGAAACGCTTCTTGCCGTGCTTGCGGTATCGGAAACCGCCGGGGGTGCCGATGACGAAATGGCCGGCCAGCTCGAGAGCGCGCATGATCGCCTCATCGTGGCGGACACCGCGCCGGCGCAGCACGCGCACGGCTTGGCCGGTCGTGTTCACGGTCGCGGTCTCGGCAAGACTCATCTGAGTTCGCATCACAGTCCCCCTCGAGTCGTGAACCAATCAAGCTCGAATTGTGCGAGGTCGGGGCGCGGCGTTGCGTCCCAATGGTCTTTCAGTTCCTCGGTTGCCCAGCGGTACGCGCGAGCCGAGGGGCCGGTCATGAGGTCGTATCCAGTGATGCCGCGCGCGCGGCCCTCGGCGATGACCATGCAGCCGTGTGTCGCGTCCTCGGCGGTCATGTAGGCGTGTTCGATGTGCGCCTCATAGTCGCGTTTCATTTCCGACCACAGAGCGGCGGCAGACTGAAAGATGACGCTCATGAGCAGACCTCGGGCGTGAGGGCTGCGCGGAGGTAGTGCGCAGCCGATTCGAGGGCATCGGCCCATGAATTGGCTTTACCGATGACGATGCCGGCAGGAACATCGACCACGAGCCAGCACGACGGGTCGCCCTGCTTGAATACGCTGAGTTTCTGCGGCGGCTCGGAGTGGACACGAGCGGCCTCGAGGTTATCGAGCATGGCGACCTCGCGGGGTCGGTGCCCACAGCGCGGCGAGGTAGTCGCTGATTTCAATGCAGAACGTGGCGAGGGTAGCGGCGAGGGTAATCGAGGCGGTGCCGGCCCATGCCCATAACCACGGCTCGAGCACGGCGGCATCGGTGCCGGCGGCATAGCCGAATGTGTAGGCAAACCCGAAATAGGCGGTGAGCGCGGCGAGCATCACCACGAGGTATGCGCCGGCGATCTTGAGGCCGGTCAC